TGGATGGATTAGATGCTGAAAAAGTGCGAATTGATTTAAATAAGGAATTTATTAGCAAGACTCTTACTGGTAAAGAAGTAAAAGAGCTTGTTGAATCATATTTCGATGGTGGTATTAGCAAAGAAACACTAATATTTAACCTTAGAAAGGGTGGAATACTTGATCCACTTCGTAGTGATGCGGAGGAAGCTTCCGCAATTTTAGATGTACCAACTAAACCCTAAAGGAGCATAAAATGGCATTAAAAAGCGTATTAGAAAATCTTGATGGTGTTGCTGAACCTATTGCAGCCTTATATAACAAGGGAGCAGATGGCAAATACTATCTCGAAGTAGATGGTCTTGTACCCAAATCCAAGTTGGACGAATTCCGTGAAACCAATATTAAGCTTATGAAGGACATGGAAAAGTTCAAAGATATTGATCCTGTAAAATATCGAGAATTGGCTGAAACTGCTCGTAAAATTCAAGAAAAAGAGTGGATTGATAAAGGTGAAATTGATAAAGTTGTTGAACAACGTGTAGCATTGATGCGTGAAGATTTTACTAAAAAGGAATCTACTCTAAAAGCTGCAAATGAGGCAATGTCTCGTCAGTTAGAAAGCTTACTCATTGATAACCAAGTTCGTGATGCAGCTACTAAATTAGGTGTTAGGCCGTCTGCAGTTGATGATGTATTACTTCGTGCAAAGACTGTCTATCGCGTTATTGATGGAGTAGCAACTCCTGTAGACTCTAAAGGGCAAGTTATTTATGGTAAAGATGGAACTAATCCTATGTCTGTTGCAGATTGGGTTGGATCTCTAAAGCAATCTGCTGAACACTTGTTTCAAAGTTCTACTGGTGGTGGAGCTAGTGGTAGTAACTCCAGTGGAGCTAGTGGAGCTAATTTATCTTCCGTTCAAAAAATTGCAGCTGGTCTAGCCCAATTAAAAGGTGGCTAAATACCATCGATCATGGACCCGTAAATAGCGACGTAAGTCGCTATTTACTTTTTAAATCCTTGGTATATAATTAAATTAATTGGATAGCGGAGCTGTCTAAGTATAGATTAATATTTCCTCGGTGAGGATGATGTATTCATTAACTTGCCAAAAGGAGATATTTCATGGCATCTGTTACTCTGGCGGAATCCGCTAAACTCTCTCAAAACCAGCTTATTGCTGGTATCATTGAAAACATCGTTACCGTTAATCCCATTTATGAGATGCTGCCGTTTATGGGCATTGAAGGTAATGCTTTAGCATATAACCGTGAAAATGCTCTCGGTGATTCTCAGTTCTTAGGTGTTGGTGGTACGATTACTGCTAAAAATCCCACTACCTTCACTTCTGTCACTTCTAGCTTAACTACTCTGATTGGTGATGCTGAAGTTAATGGTCTGATTCAGGCGACCCGTTCTAACTTCACTGATCAAATGGCCGTTCAAGTCGCATCTAAAGCTAAATCGATTGCTCGTAAATTCCAAGATGCGATGATTAATGGTGATGGCACCAATGATTCGTTCACTGGTTTGTTAGCACTGACTCCGGCTAGTCAGAAAGGTACTTTATCTGGTGCTAATGGATCTAACTTGACTTTTGATATTTTAGACGAATTGATTGATTTGGTGAAGGATAAAGATGGTCAATGTGACTTTATCATGATGCCTTCTCGTACTCGTCGTTCCTATTTTGCATTGTTGCGGAGTTTAGGTGGTGCGAGTATTGGTGAAGTTACTACCCTTCCCTCTGGTCGTAAAGTTCCGGTATATAATGGCGTACCGATCTTTGTGAATGATTATATTCCGACTAACCAGACTAAAGGTACTTCTGGTGCAGTTTGTACCACTATCTTTGCTGGTACATTTGATGATGGTTCTGGTCGACATGGAATTTCTGGTTTATCTGCCTCGCGTGACTTTGGTATCAGTGTGAAGAATATTGGTGAAAAAGAGACTGCGGATGAAGAAATTACTCGTATAAAATTCTACTGCGGTTTTGCTAACTTTAGTCAGCTCGGTATTGCTCTGGCTGATGGTATTAAAAACTAACTAATTGAGGGGCTTAAGCCCCTCAATTTACTTGGAGAGTTTATATGAAGAATTTTATTGCTACTGGTGAATGGGCCGGTAAAACCTTTATCTTGAATGATCGTTATAGCTTTATAGATGGAAAAATGACTGTAAGCGATGAAGATGCTATCAAGATTAAGCCGATTTTGTGTGACTTCTATGCCTGTGAAATTGAAGATGTTATTGAACCAAAAATCGAAGATCCTGTAAATGAAGCTTCTTTGAGTAAAACTGTCACTCAAAGTAAGGATTAATAATGGCATTAATTACTACTCCTGGAGCAAGTGATGCAAACAGCTATGTTTCTGTAGCTGAGGCTTCGGAGTATTTTTCTTTAAGCTATAATCGTACAGCTTGGGCTAATGCATCTAATCGTGATAAAGAAAAATCTTTGGCTGAAGCTACAAGATTATTAGACTTATTTGTTAAGTGGAATGGGTATATTGCATCTATTTCTCAACGTTTACGTTGGCCTAGAATTAATGTTATAGATGCAGATGGACGTGTAGTAGATTCAGGAACTATTCCTCAAGCTATTAAAGATGCCACATGTGAATTAGCTTATAGTATTTTATCTAATGATGGCTTTGATACATCCGAAAATCCTATAGATAAGGTAAAAGTAGGTCCAATTAGTGTAGATTTTGATATTAATCAAAAGTCTATAGGTTTTCCAAAAATCGTACGTGATATTATTGCTTCTTGGGGTGATTTACAGATTCAACCTAGTTCAGGACTTCAAACTGCTAAATTGGTTCGTACATGATATCAAAGTCTATAGATAAGGCTATCGATGTAATTAATAAACGGTTAGCTGATATTAAGGTAGATGCGATTATTGTTCGTAATACTGAGACATATAATGTATTAACTGGCAGAAATACTACAACTTCTACTGAAGAATCTATAACTGGATTTATTGGTTCTTTTGAGTATTCTGAAGTAGATAATGTTAAAGTTTTGCAAGAAGATATTAAATTTCTAATTTTATCGACATTTGAAACACCCTTTAACTCTGTAACTGATCAAATTAAAGTAGACTCTCTTACATATAGTATTGTCAGTGTTAAAAAGGTTAGAGTCGGTTCTAAAAATGTTTTGTATACTTTACAATTAAGGATATAAATTAGCGCTCTAGTGAGCGCTCTGAACTACTTAAAATTAGTTGTTATATAGTAGTATATAAGTTAATAAATTTGAAGTAGTTCAGAGCGTTTAAAAAGTTATTTAAAAACAACAAGTTAGATTAATATGGATATATCTAAAACTTGGGATGTAGATCCGAGAAAATTCATCTCAATGGTTGAAGGTGATATATCAGATCTTGTTGTAACTTTAGCAGAACGTATTTTTGATGGAGTAGTTAGTAGAACTCCTGTTTATACTGGAAATCTTAGAGCTTCTTGGGTTGCTAGTACTTCAGAAACTTCTTATCAAGCTACCGGAGGGGCTCCAGATAATGTATTACCGCCACCTACATTTCCAGCTGAATTAAAATTAGCTAAACCTAAAATAATTTACATTATGAATACTACCCCATACGCTGGATTAGTAGAATTTGGAGGTCCAACCAATATTCCTAGGGCTATGGTTCAACAGACTCTAAGTGCTTTATAATGTCATTTCTAACACAAAAATCTACTTTAGAGTCTTTTATTCAGGCAAATTTGGTTGGTACTAATGTAGTCTTTGAAAATCAATCTCAAGGAAATAAAGTATCTGAGTGGGTTAGAGTAAATATTTTAAATCCAGATAGTCGTCAAATATCATTAGGTAATAATCCATATTTTAGATATTTAGGATTATTAATTTTTCAAATATTTATTAAGCCTAATGTAGGTTCTGGTAGAGCCATGGAGATAGCTGATCAAATTACAGCTTTATTTAGAGGTAAAACTATTAGTGGTATGACCTTTAAACCGCCAGTAATTAATCCAGTTGGAGAATCTGGTGGATGGTATCAAGTCAATGTATCTGTAAATTTTTCTAGAGAGGAAGTATAATGGCAAACTTAGCTACTTCGAACCGCACCGCCCTTCGTATTGTCAAAGAGACTGTTTTTGGTACTATACCGACTAATCCAGCTCTTAAAGAACTTCGCTATACTGGTGAGAGTTTAAATTTTAATCAGAAGAAAATTATCAGTAATGAAATTCGTTCTGATCGTAATACTTCGGATCTTATTACGGTCAGTGCAGATGCATCTGGAGATATCAAATTCGAGTTGTCTATAGGTGCTTTTGATGATTTAATTGAAGGGGCCTTTGCATCGGCCTTCTCGACTCCAGTTTCGAATCTTAGTACGATTAAGAACGGTGTTGCTTTAAACTCCTACACTATTCAAAAACATTTCCAAGATCTTGATACTCCGGCATTCCAAAACTTTACCGGCTGTCGTGTTGGTGGATTAGAATTATCGTTTCAAAATGGCTCTATTCTTACTGGGTCTAGTTCGATAATGGCTCTTGGAGCTTCGATTGGAACTTCTCAGATTGCTGGTGCAACGATTGTTCAAGCACCTACTCAATCTGTCATGAATGCAGTTACTAACTTAGTCAATATTAAGGAAAATGGTGTAACTTCTACCATGATTATTAAGAGCATGAGTTTAAAGATTAATAATAATCTACGTGCTCAAGAAGCTATTGGATCTCTTGGTCATGTCGGAATTGCTCTTGGTCGTTTAGATGTCACTGGTAATATTACGGCATATTTTAAAGATCTTACCCAATATAACAAGTTTCTTAATGATACGAGTTTTTCACTCTCTTTCAAATGTCAAGATGATACAAGTGATTACTATGAATTTATTCTTCCTAAGTGTAAATTTGAAACTGCAAGTATTGTCGCAGGTGGGATTGACCAGGATCTTATGATTGAAGGTACTTATCGAGCCATCTATGATTCGGTCAGTGCATGTACTATTCAGTGCAATCGTTATAACGCTTAATAATTCTTTTTCTTAATTTTAGGAGCTATCAATGGCTATTGTTATTAATGCAAATACTGCTAAAGTAGATGATGGGGTTTGGGTAGATTATGGTGGAAGTAAATTTCTTGTATCTCATTCAAGTAATTTGAAATTCCAACGAATTTTTTCTAGGTTACAAGCTCCACATCGTTCAAAGATTGAGAAAGGTACTCTTGATCCTGCAATTTCGAGGCAGTTAGTTTGTAAAGCATTCTCTCAAGGTATTATTCATGATTGGGAGGATGTAGTTGATTCAGATGGGAATAATGTAGCATTTTCTCCGGAAGTTTGTGAACAAGCTTTAATGAATAACCCTGATTTATTAGAGTATATTCAAGAAGTTTCAACTAATCTTTCCTATTTTAAGAATGAGGAATTTGAAGAGTTGGGAAAGAGTTAACTGTCTATTTAGAATGGGCTTTAAATTGGGGTGATAAAGTAGAGTTTTTAGAACAAGTTCAATCAGATACTGGAATCACCCCTCAAGCCTTACTAAATAGACCTAATCGAAGTATTTGGATCGAAGAATATTTAAATGCATTTGAAATATTGTCTAAAAGTAGGCTAATAGCATTTGATATATCCCCAATACCATTCTCAGAAATTGCATGCTATGCAGATAAGTATGAGGTAGATGATTTTGATAAATTTGTTTTTGCAATACAAGTATTAGACCAAGTATTTTTAGATTTTTATAGATCTAAAAATCAATCTAAGGCTGAAGCAAAGAATTCAGGTAAAGCTAAATGAGTGAATTAACTTCAACATTAAAAGTGACAGTTGATGGCTCTGGAGCTGTATCTGGAGCTGCTAAAGTTAATGCAGCTGTTAATTCTATGGCCCAAAATTCTGGGAGCTCAATTAATTCTTTAAATAATATTATTAAGTCATTAAATGCAACTTTTAATTCTTTATCCCAAAATGCTGGGAACTTGATTAATTCTTTAAATAATAGGATTAACTCATTTAATGCTGCAGTTAATTCTATGGTTCAAAATGCTAGAAACTTGATTAATTCTTTAATTAGGTCATTTAATACCGCTTTTAATTTTTTAGCCCAAAATGCTGGAAATTCAATTAACTCATTAAATAATAATTTTAGGTCATTTAATAACTTATTAAAATCTGCACAAGAATCCGCATTCAATTTCCTAAAACATTTTGTAAATACCGCTGCAATTGAAAGCTTCACACACTCTCTTATAGAGGCTAATAGAGAATTTTCATCTTTTATCGCACTCTCTAAATCTTCTAATGGATCTATAGAAGGTGCAATGGAGTCTTTTAAATATGTTGAAAAAGTCTCAAATACCTTAGGAGTTAGTCTAGAAGCTAATCTTAAAGCTTTTGGTAAACTTGAAGCAGCTATGAAGCCTGTTGATAAAACAGGAGAACTAACTAAACATGTGTTTGAAGGTATATCTGTAGCTGCAAGTGCTTTACACTTAAATTCAATGCAAGTAGAATTAGCCTTTTTAGCAATTCAACAGGCAGTATCTAAAAATAAACCTTCACTTGAAGAATTTCAACGCCAGCTATCTGAACACATACCCGGATCTATGGCGCATCTTGCTGAAGGTGTATATTTAAAGATTAATGAGATCCATGATGCAATTTCTAAAGGTAAAAAAGGAGTTTTAGATTTAGTAGTTGGTCTTGCGAATGAGTTAAAGAAGACTTTTGGAGATGCGGCAGAATATGCATCAAAACAGTTGCCAGCAGCATTAGAAAGAATGCGAAATGCGATATTAATGTTTAAAGTAGAAATTAGTAATGCTGGAGCTGCTGAAGGTATAAAAGATGTTGCAGATGCTATAATTGGGCTTACAAAAAATTCAAAACTAACTGCAGCAATTGGTTCAATGTTTAGAGATCTTGGCAAGTCTTTAGCCAATTTTATCCGATCTATTACACCTCAAGATATTGCTAATTTTCAAAAATCTTTGCAATTTGTAATTTCGATAATTATCGAATTTATAAAAAACATCAAATTAATTTTTGAGATGTTTGTTGCAGGAATTATTGGTAGATATTTAGGTCTAGTACTTGAGAATTTTCTCAAACTTAGAGGGGCTGCTATTGCAGCTGGAGGTGGTCTTACGATTTTAAGTGGGTCTGTAATGGTCTTACGAGCAGCATTAGGTGGCCCTGGTGGATTAATAACACTATTACTTACACTTGTTCCTTTACTTTATGAAGTAGGTAAAGCCCATTTCTCAAAAGAAGATGATTCAGAAAAGCTGAAAGAAAAATATCGAGAATTTGAGTCAAGTACTAAGAGTTTAAACCGTTTGGATGATTTGATTTCTCGGTATAAAAATCATGAATTTCCTGATCCGGGAGGTAAAGAGCTTGCGAATCTTCAGAAACTTCGTGAATCTACAAAGAATTGGCGAAATAAATTAGCTTCAGAATTAAATATTCCTGTATTTGACAATTCTGCTTTAGGTGATATTAAAGACTTACTTAATCTAAAAGATTTACCTAATGATCCAGCCTTAGGAAATGTTAAAAAGGCTAAAAAAGATCCGCTAGAAAAGTATATTAATGAAACTGATATCATGCGGGCAAAGGAGTATAATTCTTTATTAGATGAACTTGATAAACGATTTAAAAATGGCGACCCAACGAAACTTGGTCGTCAACAATATGAGTTGTGGGTTCAAACTCGTGAAAAGATTACTAAAGATTTTGTCTTTGATGTATTTGGTGATGGGGCATTTAAGACCTTTGATCAAGATACAGCAAACATGATCAAGTCTCAGCAAGATAGTTATAATGAATTGCAGGCTGAGATTGCTAAAGAGGCTGAAGAATTTGAAAAACTTAAAGAAAAATATGCAATTGAGCTTCAAGCTGTAAATAGTGAATTATTTGGTGATGCATTTGTGGATAAATTTGGTGAGGTTACTAAATGGGTCCAGAAAGAAATCTCAAAGATTAATTCATTGCAAATTGATCCAAAATTTAAGGATCAACTTATTGCATTAGTAAATGAAGTTGGTCAAGCTAAAAATAATTTGGCTGAAATTAAAGGCGTACGTGAAAGTTTTTCAAAGAGTCAGTCTATAATTAGTTCTAAAGAACAAGAGTTACAGAGTCAGGTTTTAACTGGACTTATAAGTGAAACTGAGGCTCGTATAACTTTGAGAAAAGTTATTGGTGATCAAGGTAAAGAACTTCAAGCTAATTTATTGCCAATTATTGAGCACCTAATTAGTACTACTAAAGATCCAGCTATGATAGCTTCGCTTAAAGCTATGTCGGCGGAAATTAAGAAGATGGTCGAAATTGGTAGTCAAACTACAGCTTTTAAGGGATTAATTGATGGTTTGAAAGAAGTTGCTAATTTTACGACTGATACTTATACTGGAATGAAAGAGGTTGTTGTACATGCATTTAAATCTCTAGAGGATGCAGTTGTAGAATTTGTTACAAAAGGCAAAATTAGCATGTCAGATTTTGTAAATAGTATAAAGGCCGATATGGCTAGATTATTTGCAAAAGAATTTGTTTCTAAACCATTATCTCAAGCATTTTTGGGTATACTTTCTAACTCTAAAGATGCATCTGGTAGCAATAAAGCATCTGGTGGAGATAATTCTGGTATTTTTGGCAGTCTCGGTAATTTATTCAGTCTAGGTTCCACGCTTTTAAATCCTGGATCTATCAGTTTAGGAATTGGTGGTGTAGCTTCATCTATTGCAGAGTTTGCAGGAGCTACCTCAGGTGTGGCTACAGGTATAGGTGCATTTGTAGCTCAAGCAGTACCTATAATTGGTACAATTGTAGCTCTTGGCTCAATTTTAGGAGTATTTGGTGGTAAGCCATCAAATAAAGCAGCATTTGGAGATATTAATCTAGACACTAGTGAAACTCATAAGTCTGAAATGACTGGGAAAAAGGCTCCAAGTGAGCAAACTAAGACTGCACGAGATACTATACTTCAATCAATCGGTGGATGGGCTTCAATTCTTAAGCAATTAGGCGGCGCTTT